CCTACTCTTATTTTTTGAGACGGTAAATTAGTAATATGCCCGTATTTTCGGATAATACTCTTCTTCGTCGTCATAATCGCCGTCTAATCGCAAAAATCCGCCCTGTCTAAAGCGACTTAGGGCTAATGTAGTTGCATCTACGCAATCGTCGTTGTCCCCGTTAGGAAAATCAGCAACTTCGTCTACTAATTCTTGCGCCCAGTTCGTATCAGGCACCCAAACTCGGCCCTCTTGGAAAATTCCACTAACCGCGTTTAGTCTTGCGATCTTATCCTGACCTTTGCTCGGTGAAAAGGTATTTATTGGGATGCCCTGCCGTCGTAATTCCTGCGTTAGCGGGATACCAGAGGCTTTTGTTTCGATAATTACCGAATCAGGCTCCCAATGCTCGTATAACCGCATCGCTTCGCGCTTGAGCTCAGGGAAATCTAACCGCTCTTTTACGCAATCTAACAAAATTATATGCGCATCCTGCCCACTATACAGTTCATCACCGATTTTACCTTCGGGATAGAACACTCCCCACGTTGTTATCGCCGTATAGTCGGATCTTTCAGACTTTAAAAACGCCGTATCGTAACTTTGAATCAAATAATCGCAAGACGGGGGGTTATCTCTAGGCCATTCCATTATCCAATCTTTAGGAATAATCGAAATACCCTCACCTGTAGGCCGCTGCATATACTGCGCTGCCCATTTAGACGGCGGTATCGACGCTTTAGTCGCTTCTAATTCGTCTAATGACCAAAATTCCGGCCATAGCGGTTTACCTGACGGCAATATCGCGGGAAATTCAATAACCTCCCATTCGTCGCCACCCTTTTCTTGCGTCATTCGCTTGATTAATTTACCCGTTACGTCCTTTTTAGACCAACGAGTCATTACGATAACGATCGCACCTCCTGGCTGAAGGCGCTGACGGGGGCCAGTTTGATACCATTCGTAGGCTTCTTCCAACGCTTTATCTGAAAATGCATCTTGTTCAGAGTGGGGGTCGTCAATAATAAACAAATCAGCACCACGACCCGCGAGTGCGCCGCCAATACCCGCCGCATAATACTGACCGCCCTGCGATGTATTCCATTTACCCGCGCTTCGTGAGTCAGCCTTTAGTTCGGTAGTCGGAAATATCTCCGCATACTCTTCGCTTTCAATTAAGTCACGAACCCTACGACCAAAGTTGATCGCAAGGTCAGCTGTGTGCGTAGCTTCAATGATCTTTAATTTAGGACGCTTACCTAATAAGTAAGCTGGGAACAAATACGAAGCAAATTCAGACTTCGTATGTCGCGGCGGCATATTGATTATGAGGCGTTTTGATTCTCCGCTGGCGATTTTATCAAATGCCTCGGCCATCTTTTTGTGGTGCGCACCCGCAATAAACTCCGGCCAAATCGTTTTAACAAAATCGTAAAACGACGCCATAGAACTTTCACGCTTTTCACGCTTTTCTAATTCCTCTAGGAGAAGGGTAAACTCTTTCGCTTCATCTTTCGACAGATGGGAAAGGTCTACTTCCTTTAGCTGTTCAAGTGGGGTGGTCAACGGAGTCTTTCTTGGTTTAACCTTTCAGAAGATATTCGGCCACCGTTAGCCATCGTTTGTATTTGTTGTTGCGTAGCTGGAACCATCCCCGCATCAGGAGTCATTTCCATTTGATCCGCAAGTTGCATACCAACCTGCTGGATCTGTGGATCGGGGTCTTGCATCATCCCCATAATTTGCGGAACGCCAAAATAATATACGTCGTTCGGTGTACCTACCGGCCCACCGTCAGCCATTTGAGGCATTAGCCCTTCTAACCCGCCTTGCTGTTCTAACATCATCATCAGTTCTTCTTCAGACATATCAGTAGGCATGACACCTTGTTCCGCCGCTCCAGGAATCGGGGGCTGACCGCCTTCGTAATCCATCGCGTCTAACGCTGCCTCTAATCCAGTAACTTCGCTACCCTGTACTTCTTCAGGAATAACTTCTTTAACCATCGCGATATTGGGGGCAGACCCTTCAATTAACGCACGGGTTTGAGCGTTTTCTTCAGCACGTTTTTGTGCTTTACGAGATTGGCTTGCGCCGTATGCGGCTGAACCTATTGTCGTAACCACCGAAGCAGCTATCGCGATTCCTGCAAATGACATTATTTAATATCCTCAAAGTTATCTACGACAAACATCCGCTCTAATTCTGGTATATCTCGGATATCGTCAGGATTAGGGTGAACAGTAATGATCGTCGTATTTTCTAAAAAGTATAACGCCCGTTTCGTATGCGCTGGCGTATTCATAATCGCGAAATCTTTATAAACGTCTATTCGTTCTTCGTCTTGCATCGTAGAAATAACGCGACAATGACCCGCTGCTAATATCGTCATATGTTCGTGTAAATGAACTTGGCTTACGACTACCGAACCTTTTAACCCGTAATACGCTCGCATATAAATTCCAGGAGCAAAGTGATGCGTATTAATATACGGAGTCGGCTGGTCTGGATTTGCTTTTACGGCTTGCGTTACGATCTCTTGAATATTCGCCAGCTGCGCTTTACGCTGGTCTAATATCGCCGTACTCATTTATACGACTTCCCGTAATAACCTTTCGCGTAACTTAAACCACCACCGTTAGCTTTCTTAGCGGTTTTTGCGGCCTGCTTAAAATTCTCAGCAGTCGGTGCCCCAGCCTCACCCTTCTTTCGCATCCTCTCACCGGAACCCGCAGCTATACGCTTACGCTTTGCGGCGATATTTGCGTACAACCCTGGACGTCCACCACTGGCCATCTGGTCAGGATCGCTAAACAGCTCTTCGCGTAATTTTTGGATCCCAGACTTACCTCGGCTTGCATTATAATCTTGCAAATCCTGTAATGCTGATTCGAACTCGCGAGACATTTCGCCTCCTTCTAAACGAGTATCAAAATCGCTACGCTCACGCAACCCTTCTAATTGTTCCGCTCGGCTCCGGTCAATACGATCTTGATCCGCTAACCGCGTTAACATATCGTCCTCATCTAACCGGCGCATACGATCCGCAGTTTCAGTTTTATCTTTTGTAATAAACTGCGCTAGTTCGTCTTTTAACGATGCTAAACCCTTAGCCTTTCCTCCAGGCCCACCCAGCATTCCAGCTAATAATGCCATCTCTGGGCCAACCATCGAACTTAATGCAGGTTGATCACTTAACGAGACAGCTAGTTCGCTCGGCTGACCCATCTCCTGCGTTTGCCGCATCGTTAACGTATCTTTGTTAGTGTTTTGTAACATCGCCATAATTTCGGGCAAGCTATCCATTACCTCTTCACCAAGAGTAACGTCTCCCGCACCGCGTAACAGGGATAGTAAGCCTCCACGACCGCGACCAAGTTCTTCATCGTAAACCGCTTGCATATCGTCCATTACCATTTCACCTTATCGGCCCAATAAGCTGCGCTCATCTTGCCTTTTTTGATATTCTTTCCGTGACGTGCCTTAAAACTCTTACGCCGCGCCTTTTGCTTCGCCGACTCACCCGCTTTAGGCTTACCCGCAGTTTTTACACCCTGCTGCCCAAAACGAATCGTCTTAATTTTATCGCCTTCCTTAGCAACTACAACATGCGATTTTTTAGGATGGTTCGGGGTACGCTTAGGCTTATTATACCCACTAACCCCTGCTCGCTCTAAACGAGAATCTTTTTTCTTTTTCTCAGCCACCGAACGGGTTCCCCTGTCCAACAGGAAACGCTTGTAATCTCATAGACTCCGGCCCTTGAGAATACATTCCAACAGACTGCTGAGGACGTAACTGCCGTATTAATCCACCTAACCCTTGTTGGGGCTGCTGCAATTGCAACTGCTTCAACATACCAGAACCAGCGCCTAAATGTTCAGATAACCGCTGCTGCTGTTGCTGCATCTGCAGAACATTACCCTGCAATTCCTCAAGCGTTTGTTCCGTAGTCTGCTGCTGAGGTATCTGCATTTGATTATTAAGCTGCGCCCGACGGTCTACAGGTTCCGCATTACCTAACGCCGGTAAGAGCATCTGCATATCCGTTACTTGTTGTGGCATCTCCGTAGGCTGCGGAGCATACTGCGCCCTCATCTGATCACGCATTTGTAACATCCTCATTATCTGCGGATCCATAAACATCTGGCGATTCATCGGAGAACCATATGGAGAGTTACCGTACATATTTTACCCTCATCGAAGATAGCCGAATCGTAACTCCCTAATCACTATCCTCGCTACCCCTAAAAAATTTTCGCGAAAAATTTTGACCCATCGAAAAATATAAATGTGCGAAATTTTTGAATAGGGAACCTAAAGCAAAAGTATCTCGGAAAAAGAGTCGGGAACTAGGTAGTGGTGGGTGGGCGGGTGCCTTGCGGCAATTTTGGGGGTATGGGGGGTCTCTCAGACGGATCCGCTAAGTCGCGCCCCTAAGCCGAACCGTTAGCGCGGAAAGGTTATAAGCAAGCATGGCTATATAGCAAATTAGTAGGTCGTTTTCGCTTTACTTTAGCAGGCGTATAGGCGAGGATACGTCTGTGGTCGGGCGTTAGCGTGGCCACATACACTTAGAAAGTAGAAAGGAAAACACTATGGCTAACTCAGCTACAAAGCAAGCAGCAGCTCCAATGGAGCTTCCCACTATGGTCGGCACTGGTAAGTCTACCAGCGGATCAGTAATGTTCGACAGCGTTCCGTCTGGCGTGCGACTCCCCAAGCAGATGATCAAGATCATCACCGCGTATTACGCGCTAGCCGGAGACGCGCACCGAATGGTCGCGATTCAAGATATCGTCGACGCGCTATCCGACTGGGGATACCAGCAGGACGCGGCGGTCGTCATGACCCACTACAAAATGCAGATCGAAGGTCGCAAAGAGTGGAAAGGTCAGACCGGTATCGTCAAACTAGGATCCTTCGAATAGAAGGATCGCTACCCACGAAGGGAGCCACTCGGCTCCCTTTTTTATGACCAACGCTTTCGGTCAATCGCTCGCTCCCTCGCTCGCCGTCAATGAATCGTGGTGGGTGGGTGGGTGCGCTCGCGCTCCGTCAATCTTTTATAGTCGATCGATCCGTCGATCGATCAAACGTGGTGGGTGGGTGGGTCAATCGCTCCCTCGCTCAATTAATACAGTCGATCGATCCGTCGATCCGTCTGTCGATCCGATCCGATTCGTAATCTCTCCCTCGATCGTTTGCGGTACGCGCTTCGTGATCAGTGCTCCGAGTCGATCGATCAGCTGATCCTTCGAAAGCATGTCGATCTTCGCGGTCAATACCTCGCGTCGATCGATGTAAAGCCCCCCGACCTTCCCTCGGTGTATCTCTGCCGTGATCGCTGCGTTAATCTGCCCCGACTCCCGTGCCTCCTCACGCAAGTCGTGGAGGGCGGAGAGGTGGCCCTCCATGGAAACTCTATCCCTCTCTGCCTCCTTGATTTCTTGGTCTATAAGGTAATTTCGCAAAAGTGGGTTGTGGTTGAGTAAGACGCTGCCTTGTCGTTTGGCTGCGGCCCGATTCTTCGTATAGCCTGCTTTTACCGCTGCTTCGGTAGCGTTTTGGCCTTTCAGATACTCTCGAGCGAACTTCTTTTGTTTCGGATTTAGCGGTTGCCATCTCTTACCATCGGCGTCGATGTGCCCGTTTCCGTCATCAGCAGGTGTCAGGGGGGTGTACTGTAGTTCTTTCATGCAGTGTTTCCGAGGGTCGTAAGCGTGTAGAACTATATCTTAGAAAATAAAATAATTTATAAAAAGTAAAAGTTTTCCTCATGGCCTCTCACCACTATTCACTGTTCTCGTTTCAATAACCTATACGATTTCTATTACTTCCTAGTCACACTCATCACGGCCCCCATCCCTTGTATCTAGAGGCTTCTTTCACTTTTCTATTACTTCTATTACTTTATTAGTCGTTTTAGTTGAAAAAAATAAAAAAAGTTTTTTTTCTAAATAGACAATATACGCAATATCTCGGGTCGTTTTAAT